TCGCCACCTTCAGCTAGCTCCCCCGCACCGCTGATTAATGGTACTACCCACGGCGGTGCCCCCGCCGCTAACGCTGCTATTTTTAGTACCGCCTGTCCTACATCAGAACGAAGAATGTCTCCTACACCATCACTTACAGGTTTAATTACAGCGTCGTATACGTCTCTTGCTACACCCGTTTCATGCGCGGCTATGGCTACGCCTGTACCAATTATGGTAGCTCCTACGACACTAGCACCTAAAGCTGCTGCCCCTCCCGCAGCGGCGGCTCCGGCACCGAGGGCGATTAATACTGGCATTTACAACCTCCAGAACTCAGCTAGTGAGTCTTCTCCAATTTTGATGAACGCACGGTAACCGCCAGTATCTAACTGTACTACATCTATTTCGGTGTCCGTACCCTCACTTTTATTGAACCAAAACTGAAACGCCGTAAGGTATTGTTTCTCGTCAAAGTCAGTACGGTAGTATTCAACACCTTTTCTTTGTAGGTACGCGATGTACTTTAGCCCATTACGCATAAAGTTTCGCGCAGTATCTAAGTTGAGCGCACGCCCTGCCATGACGTTCTTGTTCTTGCCTTTGCCACGGTGCCCGATAAACACTGTATTACCAATCTGCACCTGATCTGTATTCGGCATAGCGAGTTCTTGCGCTAGCGCAGCAATAACATTACCCACAGGACGACCTGTATTATTAAGTTCTGACGCAGCGGTCATTATAATCTCAGGGGCTTGTAAGGGCTGCTTGGTGCTATCTACAACGGTAACCATGCTACACCTCCGACGAAAACAGTGCAGCGGAATAAATATTTCCCATCCCTGCAGCGAGACTTAGGAACATATCCCCGCGTGGCGCGGTATCCTCAGACACAAAAACAGAATCCGCAGATGTGCGATTTGGTATCTTTGGAATAATCCCTTTGTTAATATCTCGCAACATGAGGTCCGTCTCCAACAATCCGCTAGCCCCCATTGTATGCCCTATGCGTGGTTTATAAGACGTAGCAATGAACTCGTTAAGAGTACGAGTTAAGGCTGTTTTTTCCGCAGCATTGTTTACCGACGTTCCGGTTCCATGCGTTTTAACCATATATACACTATTTCCGGGGGTTTTGGCTACCCATAAAGCGCCTTCTATTGCCTTACTGTATCCTGCGCCGTCTTCGCGTTGCCCCAGTGGGTTAGTGTTATCTTCTGACGCACTGTATGCCCCAAGGAATTTAGCACGTGGGGACTCGTGTGGTTCAGTCTCAAATACTGACAAAACTGCGCCCTGCCCGAGATAAAATCCTTTATTAATATCATCAAACGAAGACGGTACAATATTGTCATCCCGTTGTATACTTGCGCCCGCCTCCCCGAAAAACTCAAGAGACAAGTTGTTTACAGCATCTTCACCGCTCAAAACAATGACACGGGTAAACCCATAATTTGTTACTAAGTTATATACATCCATCAAGACTTTCAGGCTCGACGCGCAGGCACTGGCGTCCGTGGATACATGGTCAACAGGCCCAAACATACTAGCGATACGCCCTGCATAGATGTTGGTTAGTACTATGAATGGTACTTTTATTTTGTAGTGCAGCTCGGCATCTGGGTTCTTGTCGTACCGTCCGTTGTTACCCATCCAGCCTTGGTTACCAGCGGCGAAGATAAACGCTGTTTTACCAGAGGTCTTGTTATTCTGCACATACTCGCGTGTCTCTTTCGTTACAACGCTTTCTAATAGTTTGTGTGGAGGGTACGCCATGCCAGACTTTGCACGCCGAAATGTCTCTGGGATAATATGCGCATGTTGCGGGTAACGAATATCGTCCACTAGAGTAGTGGTTTCAGTGTAGGCGGTGTCACAACGAGTCAAATATATCATGCAGCCGCCCTCATAGCTTCTTCTACTGAGGCAAACTCACGGTTTTTGTGGCTGTCGATGAAATCCTTTGCGTCTTGTAGAGTAATGAGTTCGGGCGGGTTATCTGCGACTTCTTCTGGGATATCGTGCATATCGCCAAGCATCATAAAAATCATTACAAAATCCAAGCTGTCTAACCCCATGGAAGCTAGCTCGGTGTCCATAGTCTCTGGCTTTACGTAGTCATCCAACACAGGTTTGGATTCGCGTACTACAGCGTCAAAAAGTTCAATAAAATCCATATTCCCCCCTAGTGATTGCTAACGAACGATACTGCTACAACTGCTGACGGGATGCCTTGGTGCGGGGCAGTGGCAGCTTCTGTGTGAAGACTAAGCGCCGTGTCATCAGTGGCCCAGTACATTTCGATATACTCATTTGTAGCAACATCTATAGAGAAATTCCAATAGATAGGTTGATCTGAATTGCCTTTAATTGTTTGTTTTTTAGCGCCGTAAGCTACGTCTGTTCCGTTTTTGTTGATCCACGTCCACACAGTAGCGTCAGAAGAGTTCGTGTGGTCAGTCATTAGGGTGACTTGGAAGTTATACACACCGTCTGCGCTAACCGTTATCTGTGTTTTGTCTGTGCCCTCTATTGTAACGCCGTTACCAATGTACACGTTTTCAAACTCTACAGGATACCCTGTATTCGTAGCCGCTGCGGTTTGCGCCGTAGTGCTATAGAACAAACCACGTGGCATATAAATAAACTTACCGCCATCATCCGTAGTCAATAACGCAGACAAAACAGACGTAATCCTGTTAAAAAACAAGCGGAACACATTATCTTTCTGGTCTGTATACGGACGACTATATTCCCCCGGCGGGAGTGGTAAGGCCGGAGGTTCAGGGCGATCTAGTTGATTAGCCATCAGCGTCTCCCGTCAGGGCGAATATCTATCCTTGGAACTCCTAACTGCCACTGCACACCCACTGCATCGGATTCTATTTTAAACGACATCTGCCGCCCCCGCACGCGGGTGTTCACTTGCCCTGTATACTGTTCAATAGGTATTGTAGATGTACGTGTGACAGTTCCAGAATTAGAACCGCCTTCAGACGCAGGGCTATTATACCCCGATCCAGAGTTAGCAAGTGGTAGCAAGGTCATAGTTGCCACAGGAGATTCAACAGTTGAACCCGTAAATGTAAGGTCTGGCAACACGCGCCAAACAAAAGAGAATTTATCTCCAGTATCGATATCAAATTGACCCGATGTTATATACGCATTCATTCCGGCTACAGGTTGTCCCGGTGTCTCTGAATCATCGGTACCTATTTCGTGGTACACTAAGGAATTAGAGTATGTAGCGGCAATGGGACTAGGACGTAATTCGGAATCTAACCAAGCGGTGCGCCCCATAGTACCATAGTACCAAATATTCTGGACATAGTTATACACTACGTACCGATCAATTTCAGTTGAATCCGCGGAACAATAGAACCACCATACTTCATTGTACGCCTCGTTTGTCCCCGCATGTACTTGTAGATACTGAGATTTATTAAAATCATTAAATACATAGCGTTTAACCGTGCAGGGTAATGGCTGCACGCGCCCGTCGTACATATAAAACTTATCCAGCCCCATCCAAAAAGACACACCCGCTGCATAGGCAGTAGCATTTTGAGACGCTATAGATATGTTATCCCCAATAAGCTGAGTGCTCCATATACCACTACCAAATCCAACATACTGCATAGAATATAGTGTGGTATCAGTCCAAACTAGAATTTCTTGGCGAGATTGCTGTGCGGTTATAATTTCACTACCTTTAGATAGCCGAATGTCCCCTGCTTGGTTAGTATCTGAAGGCGTCCAATTAGCTATATCCTCTTGGTCTGACCACCGAATAAGCATAGGGTCTTGGGTACTACTACCTAGCGCGTTAGCACCGAAACAAAAAACAAAGCGGCTAGTATCGGATACAAGTATATAGTTTTGTACTGTAGGGACATCGGACGCTCCGGGTAACGAAGAAACCAATACCGCGCGGGAAGTAAGCCCCGCCGATATATCAGAATAATATAACCCCCCACCACGTGGGCCAAACACAAGGTCCTCTCCAAAATTACTTTGACTCCAAACGCGTAGCCCAGATAAATCAGTAGTGCTTGCGGCTCCATTACCCCACGTACCTGCGCTCCATCCCCCTGCACCCCAACCTGTTATAGCTATTACAAACTCAGGCCCAATGTTGATTTGATATTCCCCAACTGTTGATGCTCCCCCATTACCTGTGTCAGAAGAATTTGCAGTGGCGGTAGCAGTTATAGTGTAGTTGTCATTATCTACTATAGTTACGATTTGGTATTCCGCATTTAACACATCAGCGGTAATATTACCCCCAAGAGACACTGCTCCACTAAACGTAACAAAATCTCCTTCAAGGGCACCATGATTTGCATCAGTCACAGTTAACGTTGCACTACCATCAGTAGCTGCAAAAGTTACGTCCCCTGCGGCTGTTGTATCTCGTACGGGAGTTATGTCAAAATAGAAACCACCACGCTCAATGTAATATTTTAAGTTAGTCCCCAGACCTAACAATGTCTCTGGAGCCAAACTATTCCAATTAAACAGCGATCTACATACCCCCTGAAAGGTGTAGACAGACACAGGTTCCCACCCACCGATTTTCTCGGGGAAGCCGTTACGGAAGCGAACTTTATCCATATCATACCAACCACCTTCAGCGGTATAACTTGTTACTTCGCGGTTTATCCCCGGTTTAAATCTTAGTTGTTGGGTAGGCATGGATACCTCCTACATAGAGTCGCCAAACAAAGGTGGTAAGGATACAGACACAGTTACATTCTGTTGTAATTCTAGCGTTTGTTTGCAATCGGGGCAATCGTTCTTGCTCGCATCTTCTGCTGTTAAATCATAACCGCAATTACGGCACATCACTTCTACTTCGTGGTCTTCGTATTTTGTCTTCATAAGTTACACCATAAGCTCAAAGTGTGGAGCGTCGATAAACGGACGGCGTTCTTGGTCACGCCGTATGTCTACATAATAGTTCATGGCATCTTCCATTGTGCTACTATATTCTTTTGTGATTTCCGCTTGCGTATTCTTTGGTTGGAAAGTGTGTTCTGTACCTTTCCATGCACCAATGTCTGAGATATTCCACGCAGCGCCCCAACGAACCTTGACGCCTACAGCCTCGGCTCCGCTCTTCATAGCGTCTGCAATTTCATCGTACAAATTCAACTCCCAACGGCCCCCATCCACATAGGCCATAAGGTCTACGGCGATACCGTCTAGGTGTTTTGATTTCATGGTTTGACTTGCACCTTTAGCAACCAATGCACGTTGCTCTTCAATGGTTCTGAGTCCACAAATCACAGAGAAGTCCTGCTTCGTCACCGTAATAGCATGGCGAACAACTGCTACCATGCGTTCGTCCACGCCTTCTAGCTTTTCCAAGCTACGCTTTCCTAGTTTGTAAGCCATTATTTCATGCCCCCTTTCATATCTAACATACCTTCATGGTCACGATTGATGTATTTTAGATCGTTTTCTATTAGTGCAACGCGCTGCTGTAGTGCGGTAATTGCTTTTATCGTAGAAGCAAGTTGTCCTTGCTCTTCCCACACTTCATCAATTTCGCCCCACAAATAATCTATCTCCATAGCGTTGTCTTGCACGTCACGCTTGAGATTGACGTTGTCTTCGATAGCCATCTTCGACCCAAGTTGGCTAACTGTTTCTTCTAAGCTCGCAATAGTTGCAGCTTGTTGTGATACCCACCAGACACCGCCAGCAAGTTGCACAGCCATCGCCGCTACAAGAGCTATAGGTACTTTTAGGTTTTCCATCACTTCTTACCAAAGAATTTAGTTGCTGACCGTACACCAAAACTTGCTGCTACAATAACACCAAGCGTATATTGATACCAGTCGGGCATAGATTCCAGTGCAGCAAAGCCGTTAGTTACAGCCCTCTCCGCCCACTCAAACGGCAGAAAACAAAGGATCAATGGTACGCTAAATAGTATTGTTAACCACTCGTCTTTCCATGAGTTCTGAGAACCCTGTGCCATAAGACGTTCCCAATCAGCTTCTGACGTAGCCGCTGACTTCATAATAGTCGCCTTGGCTTCAGCTTCTACAAGTTTAAGGTTTGCAGCCGCTGCTTGTGCGTTTGCTTTCCCTTTAAGCCAACCTCCGGCTAGCTCCGTAATCGGTCCTATTAATGCCTGAATCATACCATTACACTCCCGTATAAGGTCATTTCAAC